CCTAAAATTTCATTTACATTATCGTCTAATTTACTCATCTGTATCACTCACTGGATTGTAATTCTTACCATCTGTAAAGAAACTAATAGTTGTTGTAAATCCAAAATCATCATCTGCATCAGCAGTGGTAGGTTTTGGAACAACTATAACTCTTTCTTCTCTACTTGCCTGTGGTAAATCAGTATGTAAATCTGCTTGAGTAGATTTGATAACACTTTGATTTGCCATAGGTCCGTATAGGTAAGTTTTCGCTGTAAACGAGAGTGTGTATATTACTGCTCGTCTTCTATCGAAATTTCCAGTATAACTATCTTCATAATTTACACTGTTCAAAACGATAGGAATATCTCTAACAATATCTAATTCGGGTACTGCTTTAACTGTAATCGTGTAGTCTGGTTGAAAATAAGGTAATATTTGTTCTACAATTTGTAAACCATTTTCAGCAGTTGCTGTAAAAGCATAAACATTTAAACTTATGTTATATGGTACAGGTGTATAATTAAAACTTTGTTTTTTTGAATCTTCAAAATCTGTTGGCGATGTTTCTAATAATGGATATTCAGCATATCCTGTTGTAACATTTGCTTTTTCAAACTGAATATGACCACTATCATCTTCCATATATACTCTGTCCATTTTAGCAACAGATTGATCTCTTGTCAATGGTGTTTTTTCCGTTCTATATTTTTGAACCCTTGTTAATTTTCTACTAGGGTCATATGATAATCCTGATATTTCAAAACCTATTCTAGGTAAAGTTAATGCCATTGATCTATCATCTAAATCTTTTTGTTCATCTAAACGGACTAAAAACTTTTCTTTAGGAGCATATGCTAAAGGAACTTTTATTCTTTTTAGTACAGCACCAGTATCCTTATTAGTACTTTCAATAACTATATTATTAAATAGTTGTCCGAAAGCAATAATAATCTTTCTTAATCCTTCATTGTAAAACGGTGTTCCAAACATTATTGTCCTTTATTGGCTATCTTACCTTTGTTAATTCCTTCTTTAATTACATATTTTTGTGTGCCGTTTGCACCGGTATTTACTTCTTTTTTTAAATTTTTTGATAGTTCCATTTGTTTTTTTTGTTTTAAAGTTTTATTATGAAACTCATGTAATTGTCTATGTCTATCTCTTTCCATTAAATGTCTACCTCCCCAAATGGATTTCTTTCTGTAAAGTCTAGTACGTCATCTGCTACAGAAGCAGTATCAAAACCGGCCGCTGTATCTAAATCTAAATTTTGTGCATAATCTGATTGAGTTTCTACTGTAGTTTCTGTGGCGTCATATTCTTCGTTTAATAAGAAGTTAGCATTACCAGATGATTCATCATCTTGTTCTAGTTGCATACTACCAGCTTCGTTTTCTAAACGCACTCTGTCTACTAATAGATTAACTGAATTTTCTCTTTCTCTTTTATCAATGTCATTTATTCCGACATCTATTTCTTCGTTTGAATATTCCCAACGTGTAACTCTTAATTTGTAAACAGGTAAGTTACCTAATTGAAAAAAAGGTTCCTGATCTTCTACAAATTGAATTTCAAAGAAACTGTTCATCAAAGGAAAAAATAATATATCTCCTTCGTTTGGTCTACCTTTTACATTTAATTCTGTTTTAATGTCTATCTTATTATGAAAACGTCTTTTAGATACCATCAATGTAGTATCTTCTCTAATTTCTAATCCAAACTTATTGATTAATTCTTGTTGACCAGCAAATCCTTCAGTAGTTTCAAAATACATTTCAATAGGAAAAGCATTTTTAAATTTACTATTAACGTCTTCACCTAATACTAAATCTCTGTTTACAATTTCTCTCGGCATATAGTAAATTAAATTACCATATATTTTTAATCCTTCTATGATTAAATCTTCGTATAGATATTTTTCGGATGCATTTCCGATGCCATCTCCGTGCTGAAAGTATGGATTCATTATTACCATAGTTTTTATCCTATTAGAAAGTTATGAGGCTCTTCAAACGTTGTACGTATTTCTGTTTCTAATTTTTCACACTCTTGTAGTGATTCAGAATATATTTGACCTCCGTTAAGAGTCACACCACCCACCATAGCAACGCCATTGAATTTAGATAGGTTTGCTCCCCATTGTTTTTTAAATAGTGTTGTGACATATCTTTTTAACCATTGGTCATTATATACATCTGTAAATGTTTCTGGATCTAATTTTCTAAAACAATCTATTACTAAAAATTCACCTACTTGTAAATCTTCTTTCCAATCCATATCAATGAATAATTTATTATCGTTTTGATTAAATCTTAATGGTTTTTCACCAACTAAAATGTGATCTAAAAAGTCTAACTGTCTCATCACAAGATCATAGTTAACTACCGATGTTGAAGAAAAATCATAGAGATCATTTAGTCTCATCTGATATCTTACATCAAATAAATTCAAACTTCCTTTACTTGAAAAAGGAAATAAATTAGTGACAGATATAACTGATTCAGGAACTACTATAAAATTTTGATTTTCTTTCCATGTTGTAGTTACCGAATTTTTAGTTTGTGATTCTGCTACGTCTCCGTTAGTAACAATTCTATCATAATCAGCTTGTGTATACTCATATTTTAAGTAACATCTTCTTATTGCATTCATATGATATTGAGAATAATATTGTAAAGCTTCATCTAATCTATCCTCTAATTGATCATTGTCAACGTTAATTTCTATAACAGGTTGACCTAATGCTCTTAAAGCGTAGTCTTTTAATTCTTCTCTTGTTGTTGGAGTTGCCATGTTTATATTTATCCTTTTTTTTAATCCTTTATACTATTCAACTAAATCCCAAGTTTGTGTTGATTCATTCCAAGTATAGTCGTTATCATCATCTGGATAAGCAACTGGTGCTTCCCAAAGACAAGTTGTTTCATTTAATATCCAACTATTAAAAGGTTTAGGTGATATGAAAGCGTCTCTAGTTTGGTCATAAGAATAACCAACTCCAGCATAATTTTTTCTAAATGGTGTTCCACCTAATCTATGTTCTCCACCATAAGTATTATAAGAAGTCTGTTTCCAAACATCTCTTGAATTATATAAATTATTTAAAAAATCTATTCCTGCTTGTTCAGTTGTTGCAATATCATTTGATACTACTTCAACTCTTTCAATTATATTACCAACTCCTAATTTTGCGAAATGTGCCATTATGCTGTGTAACTCCCACTTGCGTTATAAATTAATATTGTGTCTGTTCCATCTGTTGTAACAGTTGGAGAACCTGTTGTTGTGCCAGAATATTGTGATGTTGGTAATCTTAAAATTACGACACCTGAACCTCCTGCTCCTCCTGAATGACTACCTGAATTGCCTGTATATGCACCACCTCCACCACTACCAGTATTTGTTGTTCCAGCAGTACCATTACCAGCTCCAGATGAATTTTTTCCATCACCACCTCCACCAGTTCCTCCACTACTTGATACGTTTCCAGCACCTCCACCACCAGCACCTCTAGATACTGACGAACCAGTTATAGAAGAAGATAATCCATCTCCTCCATGACCAGCACCATCTGTACCTCCAGCTTCAGAAGCTCCACCTCCTCCACCAGCTATTTGACCTGAATTTTGTCCTTGAGAAGAAGTAGTTTGACCAGAAAAACCTTGATTAGATGTTCCACTTCCACCTGTTTGAGCAGTAAAAGCACCTCCACCACCACCAGAACCACCAGCAATACCACCATCATAATATGTTCCACCTCCACCACCACCTGATGAAGTAATTGTTGTAATATCAGAACCAGATATAATAGAATTAGAACCAGTAGCACCTTGATTCCAAACTGAGCCAGCAGCTCCTCCTGCACCACCTCCACCACCAGCACCAACTGTTATTGTATAAGTTGTTCCAGTAGTTAAATTTAAAGATGTTTCAGAAGAACCACCTCCACCAGAACTTTCTGTGGAATAAGAATTTCTGTAACCACCAGCACCTCCACCACCACCAGCTGTATCAACTTGACCACTTGAGCCACCCCCACCACCTCCAGCAATAACTAAAAAGTCTGCTATAATAGCTGAATTAGTTGGGTCTATTCCTTGGTCGCCTGAATTAACTCCAGATGTTGCAACCCAACCTTGAGTAGCATCTGCGTAAGTTATGGTTACGCCTTCTCTGTTGGTAGTTAAAAATTTATCACTTGTTCCACCTTCTATATTTAAACTAGAAGTTAATGTAATATTGTTTGTGGCAAAAGTACCTGCGTAATCTACTATTTGAATTGAATCTCCAACACTTGCTGAAGCAGGAAGTGTAACAGTACAAGCATTTGATGTTGTGTTAATCCAATAACCATTTCCAGCTACTGCTGTTAAAGTTGTTCCTGTTACGATAGTTGATTGCCAAGAAGTTCCACCAGATCCACCAGAAACATCTGTAAAAGATAAATTTCCTGAACCATCTGTTTTTAAAACTTGATTAGCGTTACCATCAATTGTTGGAAACTTGTATGCGTTGTTGAATGTAATAGCACCACTATCATTACCATCAATCTTAAATTGTGTTTTACTTGCGATATTAGGATCCGCTGATGTACCATCTGTGTTAACTGAAACAGCAA